AGAAGCCAGAGCGGGGCGCTTGACCTCGGCATCGGCATTCGTGTTCTGAAACCGGAAGTCCAAGCCTTGAAGAAGCTGGAGGGCTTCAAGCAAATCAGGTGCGGCGGCGATCAGCCGAGCGTTGGCCGCAGTTTCACGGCATCCAAATTCACCATGTGCGGTAGCGATCTTCCGTACCGTGATGTTGTTTTCGTCAACGACACGGACCAACCCGCTATTGCTTTCCCATTTGCCTTCGGTGTGCTTGCTCATGACTTCATCTCCTGTTCGTTTCGGAGAGGATGGTGAAACATCCTCGGTGTTGGGCCTTTTTGCTCATGCCCAGGAGCCTTTAGAGTTCAGTCCAGGTATTGACTTGCTCGGCTGCATTGCAGCGCCGGCCGACGATCAGATCGCGTTCGAAACATTATTCAGCGGGGGGAGGGTGTTGATGCCCGGGTCCATGCCGATCTCCTTGGTTTGCGTTTCTGTCTTTCTCGGAGAGGATGGTGAAACCGTCTTCGCTCTGCCGATGGATACGAATATGCACCCAATGCATAACCGGTGTCAACAATAAAATGCATGGCATGCATATAAGTTGGCGGCAAAATGCGTTTAGGAGATTGTTTTGGCTTTTGAGGGGTTAGTGCGCGGGCCGGTATTCTTCCATCGCAACTTGCAGGGCGATGGTTGCGGCGAAGCCGAGCGTCATAGGTTTGTCGGTCTTATAGGTGGAAATCTCACCTAACAGAAACGCCGCCTTGAGCTTCATATCCTGGCTGGCCTGTTCGGAGTCCATGATATGGGAAAAGTATTGCATATGGTCAAAGAAAGCGCCAGACGGCGGGAATTTGAACTCGTGAAATTTTGCCTTGTATCCACGGACAAGCATCCGCTTCAAAAACAAATGGTAGGCAATCCAGAATTTGACAAAGCCCCACGCGCTTACAGCCGCCGGGACAACCCATAAGAACAACAGCGCCATAAGGAACATAAAAGGCTTGCTGTCGCGCTCATCTAGGTATGTCAGGCCCGCAGCAATGGCTATATCGAGGATAATAGAAAGGCCTAGAGCCGCCCACTTCAAGAGCAAATCCCCGTCAGGGCGCGGAGAACTCTGATGGCCTGGTCCTTATTCCGATCGTCAATAAGTCGCATCAGATCGACAACCTCGCCAGCCTTGAAAGGGTTTACGGTGATGAGGTGCACTGGCTCGCAGTTATAGGCGACCGCCGCTTCCTCTAGGTCATCTTGGTTATATGGCGTCTTCCCTGCCTCAACTCGGCTAATCTTGGACTGCGACCACCCCAGACGATTCATAGCTTGCTCTTGCGTAAGCTCGCGGAATTCCCGCCATTCCCGCAGGAAGTGCTTTGTCCGCTTGACCTTTGGTTTGGGTACTGGAGCCATTCCCAAACTTTAAACGCAAAAAAAACGGAAATGAATGGCTTGGCATGCATGAGATGCTTGACATGCATATGCATGCCGTGCATATGATAGCAGCATGAAACTTGAACAGTACATGAGAGACAGGAAAATACACCAGTGGGCCTCTGCATGTCTCGGCAGTCAGACGCACAATGGACGGGCAGCGCTGGCTTCGCATCGTTCAATCTGAGAGCCAGAAAGAGGTTGCATATGTGCCTTTCGGCGACCGTACAACCGATGAGTACGCTCAGTGCATGTCTGACGCTAAACTCTATGCCGCTGCGCCGGAGTTGGTTTATGCCCTAAAGCTTTTCGTTCGGGCAGAGAAAATGGCCCGCGACGGAAACCCGCCACAGGACGCAGACAAGCTTATTGAAATTGGCGAGGCGGCTATAGCCGAGGCAGGTGCATGATGCGTGACCTCGGCACCTTCCCCCGTCAAGACCCCTCTACAGCAGCTTACATAACCGAGCGTACCCGCTTTGTGTTCGGCTGCATCTGCATTGTGTTCATCGGATACGTCTCAATCCTCGCTGCATTGAAGGCTGAGGATGCAGAGAGACGCGCCAATATTGAGAGGAACGTTTGATGAGTGAGGAACAGACCCAACCTCCCTCTGATATTTCGCAAGATATGCGAGATGTGGCTCAAAAAGTGCGCGACCGATATGAGCTAGCATGGGGAAGGTCGTGCGACTGCACAACGATAAATGGTGCATTTCATTACGGCTACGCTCAAGGGCTAGAGTTTGCGGCGGAATTGGTCGCTGCGTCGGAGGCTTTGAAGCCATGACCCCCTCCCAAGCCCAATCAGACCACGACTACTGGATAAGCAAGGCCCTCCGTTTGGAACAGGAAGCCCGTATCTGCCGCCTTAGAGCGCAGGCAGCGAAGGATAGCGCGGAAGGTCATCCAGGAAGATCGCTAGAGCGGTTCAACACACAATTCAAGGAAGCAGCCGAATGAACATCGCAGAAAATCCCCGCGCCGTCATTGGCGGCAATGCCCCGCCCGTCGAAATGACCATGTTCGACGCCGTGAAGATCAACATCACCGATCTTTACGAGGAAGCCCGCGAATGGTTGGACGGTACACCCGTCACCACGCAAGAGCAGGCCGATGCCGTCAACACTCTAAAGGACGCCATCAAGAAAGCCAAGAAGGCGGCTGATGATGCTTATGAAATCGAGGTTCGCCCGCATCAGGATACCGTGAAGGAAATCCAGGCGCGCTACAACGAACTGACCGGCAAGACCAAGACTGTCACCGGCCTTGTCATCAAAGCCGAGGAAGCTTGTAACGCCGCTCTGAAGCCGTACCTGATCGAACTGGACCGCCAGCAGCAGGAGAAGGCCCGCATTGCCCGTGAGGCAGCAGCCAAGGCCCAAGCGGAAGCTATGGCGGCTATGCAGGCCCGTGACGCTGCAAACCTTCAAGAGCGGGAAGCGGCGGAACGATTAGTCCGTGAAGCAAGGGCAGCAGAAGACGCCGCACGGAAGGCAGAGGGCGCAAAAGCCCATGCCAAGGGTGATGGACGCGCAACCGGCCTCCGCACCATTCACCGCGCCGTTATGGTCGATCAGCGGGAAGCCGCTGCTTGGGTATGGCAGACCCACAATCCCGAACTGATGGAGTTCGTTCAGACGCTGGCTGACAAGGCCGTTCGTTCTGGCGTCCGCGCCATCCGTGGTTTCAACGTAGTCGAAGAAAAGGTGCTGTGATGTTTAGCGATTACACGACAAAAGCGCTGTCCGAAAAACTGGACTCCGCACACGTCAAGCCCCCGGCGCAGTTCGGCCCGAAAGGCGACTATCTCGAAGGCTGGTTCGTCATCGCAGAAGCCAATCGGATCTTTGGTTTTGATGGCTGGTCATATGAGGTTCTGGAGGCGAATTGCGTTGCGCAGCATCCACGGGCCATTGGCCGCGACAAGAAAGACGGCTGGGGCGTCACCTACACGTCAAAGGTCCGTGTCGTCGTCAGCGGCGTCACACGCGAAGATTACGGCGCAGGGCATGGATACGATGTTGACGCCGGCCTTGCTCATGAGAGCGCCATAAAAGAGGCAGTGACTGACAGCCTTAAGCGTGTACTTCGCACGTTCGGCAATCCGTTCGGCCTCGCCCTCTATGACAAGACGAGGGCCAACGTCGAGAACGTCGAAGACAAGGTTCAGCGCGAAAAGGCTTCGGAAGCAATGTCCAGCCTCTGGGATGAGCTTGCCGCCATATCCTCGCTTCGAGGCGTTCAAACCTTCTGGACCGACAACGTGAAGACCATAGCGGCCTTTGACGATTTCAACAGGCAGCGCTTCACGGCCAAGAAGGATGAGCTAAAGGCGAAGTTCTCTAGGCCTGCCGACAATACCGTTGCAGACATCCAAGACACCTTTCCAGGCTCCCGCGTCGTGTCCGATGCTGAAGCCTCCCGCCATCCCCTGAACGCATAGAAGGCACCATCATGAGCGACCTAAACCAATGTACGATTACAGGCCGTCTTGCGGCTGATGTGGAGATCCGCCGAACTCAGGACGGAAAGCCCATCGCAAACCTTCGCGTGGCATGCGCAGAGACATGGCGCGACCGCAATTCGGGAGACCGCAAGGAAAAGGTCGAATGGTTTTCCGTGGTTCTTTTCTCGGAAGGCCTTTGCAAGATTGCCGAGCAGTACCTGAAGAAGGGAAGCAAGGTTCTTCTCCAAGGCAAGATCCAAACCCGTAAATGGCAGGACAAGGACAACAACGATCGGTATTCAACCGAGCTTGTTCTTCAGGGATTTGACGCCAAGCTGATCATGCTGGACGGGCCAGCCGACAAGCCAGCGCAGGACCGCACGTCCTACGACGACAGGAGCGCGGACAAGCCGTCGTTCCATGACGATCTTGATTCTGACTCGATCCCATTTTGAGGTGATGCATGTCTAAGAGCGAACAGCCTCAGATTTGGGTAAAGCGTCGGGGAAATCAGCTTTTCCCAGAGATGATCATGGATGCGGACCTTATACAGCGCCTATCCGCTGATACCCGCATCAAGATCACAGTTACCGAAGGACGGTCGCCTGCGAAGCTGAGGCTGTACTGGGCCTATCTTGGTCGCGTCGTCAAGGCTTGCAACTGTGCACCATCGCCGGAAGCGCTTCATGACGTGATCAAACTTTATACCGGTTTCGTCACGCCAGTCATGGTCAAGGGCTTCACGGTAGCAGTACCGAAGTCAATTTCGTTCTCATCCATGAGTGAAAGCGAGTTCGATGATTTCCTTCGGACTGCGGAAACCTGGGTCATTGAAACATATGGGATCAGCATCGCGGATGCTTTTAGCGAGGTGGCAGCATGAGAAACTTTCCCCGCCTGTATCTGGACCTTGATGGGGTCATGGCAAACTTCGATGCACACTTCCCGGCGCTGTTCGGCGTTGACCATCGTGGAATGGCTGACGATGCTATGTGGGCAATCATCAACGCTCACCCGTCCTATTTCCGAGACATGCCGCCATTCGAAGGCGCGAAAGAGTTCTTTGACGGGATTTCATATCTGGACCCGATCATCCTCACGGCCTGCCCCCGTTCAGACTATGCGAATGTTGCGCGGCAAAAGCGGGCATGGGTCCGCGAGCACCTTTCGGAAGACTGCATAATTCTTCCAGTGATGGGAGGCCGCAACAAGCCTCTGTTCATGCACGCCCCCGGAGACATTCTGATCGATGATTTCAGGAAGAATACGGACGCTTGGGAAGCCGAGGGCGGCGTTGCAATCCTGCATACGGATTTCGTGTCAACGTCCTACAGCCTCATAAGCGTTCTAGGTCAGGGGTTTGCAGCATGACCCCATCCGCACAACGCCATCTCAAGAGCCATCCCCACGCCCGCCCCCCCACACTCCGGTTGCTGGAGAAAAAGGACAGGACAACGGAACAGCTAAGGGCAGAGGTAGAGGCGCAGAGGCGCGTCCATGATTTCCGTGGCTCTATCGGCTACCGACCAGCAGAGAACGCGCTGACGGTCATCGTTGGCAAGCTGAGAGCATTGACGAGGGAGTTGATACAGTGACGGACAAGAATTGGAAAGAGGCAAAGCCTAAGTGGGTTGTCGAGGCTGCGATTGCAGAGATGGCGGCTATGCGGCTGACGTTGGCGCTTCGCTGGCCGCAAGAGGCGGAGCCATCCGGGATATTCGGATTTGGAGACTACGATAGGCCATGGGGAGAAGTCCGCGTTGGAACATTCTGGATCAGCAATGGTCACACGATTTCGAATATTGAGATCCGCAAAAGACGAGAAGACGAACCTGGATATGCAAAATATCTCTTTTCTGATGATGGGAGAAAATTTAGCAATTCCGTTCCGAGAGGTCATGTTTTCGAACTCAAAAAGGATGCGGCGCTTCATTGCTTGTGGCGCAAGTGCAGGGACCACGCAAGAGCGCTGGAAACGGCTTGGGACTTATACGAGGCAGCGAAATAATGGCCCTCCGCATCGCCTATCTCCAGAAAGACCCTAAGCCAACACGCCGCCCGAAGAAGGAGCAACAGTCATGATCATCGCAATCTGGGACTGGCTATTCACGCGACGGGTTTGGAAGGTAGTCGACAAAAGAGAGGTTATCCGAAACGCTGATAACACGACGGTTGGCTACAGGTACACCATGCAGGATCAATTCGGCAATCTGAAGTCATTCAAGGATTGGTATTGATGTCTAGAAAGGACCGCCCATCACGTCAGCGCGCCAACTGCAAGCGCAAGGCAGCGTATTTCAGCGCAGAGGAAGCACAGGCGAGCGCCAACGAGGTGCGAGACGCTGGTAAGCTGAAAGGCAACGATGCGACCGCTTACGTGTGCCTTGTCTGCGGACACTTCCATTGGGGAAATGTCAGGAGTGCCGCATAATGAGAACGGTTCCTGAATGGATTGCAAAGCATGACGACCAAGCCATTCCGCCAAAAGTCAGGCTCCGTGTTTTCACAAAATACGACGGTGTTTGCCAGCTTTCTAAGCGAAAGATCATGGCCGGCGAGGCATGGGACCTAGACCATATCAAAGCGATATGGCGCGGCGGTGAGCATCGGGAGAGCAATCTTCAGCCCGTCCTCAAAGAGCCGCACCGAGCCAAGTCATCTGAAGACCAGTCAATCCAGGCAAAATGCGACCGGATACGCAAGAAGCATCTAGGCATTTTCCCTAAATCTCCAAGCCCCCTGAAAAGTCGCGGCTTTCCGAAAAGGACAGGATCATGAACGTAACAGACAAGATGGTTGAGGCCGCATTCAACGCCAGCCGGATCGGGAGCCGCGAATGCGTTCGTAAGGCACTCACTGCCGCCCTCTCTACACTTCCTGCGCAAGAGCCAGTAGCGTGGATGCGTCCAGTCACGATCACGCGGATGGATGGCGCTGAAAAAGCTCTATGGCTTGCCAATGAAACGGACCACGATGCGTTTCCGGTCTACGACGCTCCCCTTTCCGCCCTCTCAATAGACAGGGGAGAGGATAGCACCCCAACGCCCAGCGCCCCCACGCCCTCAGATCATGTGACAATGCTTCTGCAGTCGAAAGCTGAAACCATCCGCAAGGAATATCAGCTTGCATACGGCAAACCGTGCGACTGCGGCACGACGGAAGGTGCGCTTCACTACGGGCGCGCACAAGGCTTGGAAATAGCCGCTGACATCATTGCCGCTGCGTCGGAGGGCTCGAAGCCATGAAGCTTCCGATCGACAAGGAATGGTTCGAAAAGCGCGCCGCTGCTGAAGGCGATAGCGACCCGACGACGGGCCGGCGCAAGACGATGACGATCAACTTAACCGACGATGAGATCGCCGAACTTGAGCGGCTAGTGAAGCCTGCCCCGCTTCATTGGCGCTGCTTCCATTGCGATGATGTCTTCCACGATCAGCATTCTGCGAAAATGCACTTCGGCTATACCGAAGACAGCACACCGGCCTGCAAGATCAAGGCTGGCGCGGAGGGAAGTCTGGTCACGGCGCTGCGTCGTGCGGAGACGGAACTGGCCGATGCATGGGCGGCCATCCACAACGAGAGCACCGAGGCGGCCAAGGCGTACCACGCGCAGCAGAGCCGCCATCACGACCAGTTGCGCGCCGCGGAAGAGCTTGGCTACGAGCGCGGCCTCGCCGATGGCCGAGCATTGCCGCCCGTACCGAGGGAGAGGGGTAGCGAATGACCGACATCAAAACCCGGCTGCTGGACGATTACGAGAATTGGAGCCTTGGGTCTAAAGGCCCGGCGATCCTTAGCGAAGCCGCCGCCACCATATCCTCCCTTGAGGCAAGGATAGAAGAACTGGAGGGGGCGTTGAAGGACTTTATGGATATTACAGAGCCAGCGGCTAAGGCTGCACGTGTGGACCCTAACTATGGCGGGGAAGTTGAAAGGCTTGGCAAACAGATCGGTTTTGGCGCGCTTATTTCCTCCGCATCTGCATCATGGCGGGAGCATCTGAAAAGTTTTGGATACCCAGCTGGTGGTGAATTTGTCGTCGGACCTTGCATGTCCGTTTTAAGATCATGCCGTGAGAAGGCCCGCTCCGCTCTTAATGCAAAGGGGGAATAGAATGACCGAGAAACTTTTACCGTGCCCGTTCTGCGGCGGCGAAGCTGCGTTTGGCACGGTGAGTTATTCAAGCTCAACGGTGCGCGAACAGAATTGGGGACAGTACACGTTCCACAAGATCAACTGCATTCTTTGCGGTTCGACAAACCTTGGCCTCGTGGGCTTCCGCACTGCAGAAGATGCCGCAGCCCATTGGAACAAACGTTTTCACGGAGAACAGAAATGAAACCGCACCCACAAGCCCAAACACTCCGCGAAGCCATCGGAGACTGTGCAGCCCGCTGGCAGTGGGAGAAAGAGAGGGAAGGGAGATGAGTCATGTAACCAATGATAAACAGCGTGAGGAGAATAAGGCTATTTATTCTTGTTCGAAAAGAGGCGTAAGGCAGGAGTGGATAACCACGACTTGTGACTTTACTGGCGAACCTATCAGTGAGTGGCGCGAAGTCAGTTTTAATAATTGTGGGCCTATGGAGAAGCTTTCTGTGGCTCAGGATAAGTGCATCCAGTGCAAAAAGACATTCACATATTAGTTATTTAAAAGGATTCCAAATGCCCCCCGCTGACATAGCAAAGCTGCCGACGCCGAGGACGGATGCGGCTGTCGTTTCAAGAGCGTTTATAGAACGCGAAATGGATGCTTACACGCACAAATTCGTTCTTGCGGTTCACGCCCGCCGCCAAGAGCAGGCAATCGCGGCGCTGATAATCCAGCTTGAAAACAGCAAAGAAGATCACGCTAGCTGCGAGGACTGTTGGTATAGCTGCCCAAAATCTAGCGAAGGTTGCTGTGACGAGCGCCAAGGGGATGCTTGCAACTGCGGTGCAGATGCCCACAACGGAATGATTGACGAAACTCTTACGGCAGTCCGCGAGCATCTAGGGTATGAAGCATGAGTTTTCAATGTGAAATTTGCAAGAACACAATCATGCGGCAGTCAACCTGCGTTACCTGTGAAGCACATAAGCTGCGCGATGCGACGATGGCGATGCTTGAACGCGAGAACGTCGAACTGCGCGACAAGCTCGATGCTGCTGAAAAAGTAATCAACGCCGCTCGCGCATCGGTTGCGAATCCCGCGTGGGCAGGTGTGGCAGACGAGGATGTAGAGCTTGAACGGGTGCTGGCTGAATACGATGGGTATAACGCCGAAGCTGTGCGGCGCGAAGCGTCCGCACCAGCGCAGAGTTAGAGGGCATATGTATTTTCACGGACAATACAGCGGCACCACATCGACGGCAATAGAGGTGCCAAACGATTGCACGAGCACCGCGACAATCTCAGGCACTCCCTGGATTGTAGTTTGCAGGACCAAGTATTTGCCAAGGTTCAACCGCCAATGGCCTCTAAAGAATTGGCGCTGGTTCCACGTTTTTCAGGTGTGGCAGCAACCAACGATTCCGAAACTGCCTGTTTTGTGGATTGCACGGATTCGGCGGGTTCAGGAGAGATATGCAATTTTGCAACGACGGAATCACAAAAGGAGGCGCTATGTGCAAATGTTGCATGCCCTCTAACGCTGAGTCAACCGGCCAGCCGCGTGCAGGAGGTAATCATGAAATCAAGTAGCGATTCGGCTGGTCCGGTTGGACGCCGTGTTATGCGACTTCTGAAAGGGCAATGATGAATCAAGAAATATTCAACGCCGTTTGTTTCGTGCTGTGTTTGATAGTTATTGGTTTGTGTCTATACGCGGTTGGTAAGCCATGAGGCAGGTCGGTTGGTTTGTAATGTTTGATGAGCCAAACGATATTGGTGAAGTTCCTGACGGATTTTTAATCGACATGGAGCGCGGCAAGACTTTCGACACGGAAAACGGTTGGTTGAAAAACCATCTCGTTCCGGTCACCATGGAGCCTAACGCCGTGCTCATCGGCGGCGGCACGCCGTCCGATGCAGCTACCAGTTATGTGGCACATGCCACGAAGAAAGGATAGCGATGCCAACAGGATACACCGCCGCCATTGAAGACGGCATAAGTTTTGAACAGTTTGTTATGCGATCCATCGTGCCCCGCAGATGCTGAAATGTTTGCAGTGTCGGAAATACCTGGTACACGCATCAGCAGGGCACAAATCGCTAACGATGGCACGTTATTTATCCTACAGAAAAAGTTGAAATAATGGGACCAGTATTCAAAATCTTCATAGGCTTCGATCCAAAAGAAACCGTTGCCTACCACGTTTTATGCCATAGCATACTGAGTCGTGCTACGTGCCCAGTGAGCATTACGCCGCTGAGAAGGGAAGCATTGCCAATCAAGCCTCGTGGTGCGCTGGATTCGACGGAGTTTGCGACAAGCCGGTTCCTTGTGCCGTACCTTTGCGGCTTCCAAGGCACCGCGCTATTCATGGACTGCGATATGCTGGTGCTGGAGGACGTTTACAGGCTTTACATCAGCGGTCTTGCCAACTTGGTGCTAAAGGACTGGGATGTGGCCTGTGTGCAGCACGATTACAAGCCGAAGTCTAAGGACAAGTTTTTAGGCCAGAAGCAGACAATCTACCCGCGCAAGAACTGGTCTAGCTTCATGCTGTTTGACTGCGAGGCATGCTCTGTCTTGACGCCTGACTACGTGAACAAGGCAGGCGGTCTTGATCTACATCAATTCGCATGGACGCGATCCATCGGCAAGCTAGATCCGCGCTGGAATAACCTGATAGGCGAGGAATGCGAACAGCCGATTGCTACCAGCAACAACCTGCACTACACGCGGGGGGGGCCGTGGTTTAAGCCTTCGGACTCACCGAAAGCGGATCGGTTGTGGTTTGCGGAGAAGGCTGCGATGCTGAAGGCTGGCTAACAGGAGGGGATATGAGCGAAGATTATTTAAATTTTCCACAGGACACCACATTTACGCATAGCTTTTTGTTCATGATGAAACTGCGCATTTTTGGCAAAAAAATTGAAGCTAGGTGCAATGGTTACACGATCGTTTGGTATGTCTATAAAGGAAAACTGTACCTAACAAGGTATGACGCATTCTAAAGCAAACTAGCTTCCACTTCCCGGCGAAGGATCAGGCCTGGGAGTTTTGGCCTTCCGCTTGTAAGCACTGGTGTATCAAATGCCAATTGTATATTCCATCCAATTTCAATACGGCGCATAACAAGCCCACGTCTTATGTTGGCCCTGCGGCATGCTTCAGCAATTACCAATCGTTCTCCTTGATATTCAACAAATATATTTCCTCGCCTATTTTGAGCCTGCTGTTTTGGTGTTGCCCATCGGCAATTTTTAGGCTCATAGTTTCCATTCTGATCGGGAAATCTATCAAGCGTCATTCCATCAGGTCTTTCTCCCATATCAGCTAAAAAGTTTTCAAACAGCTTCCATCTATCACAAACTTTTATTCCTCTTTGCCCATATAAATTCCAAGACTTCCCCGTTTTCGTATTACACCGCCAAATCATCTTTGACCAAGTGCGGTAAGTTGGTGTTTCTTTCCCGATGCTGTGTCCGTGGCGTAAAGCGGGTTTCGATTCCCTTTTTAAGCACCCGCAAGACTTTGCTTCACCACGCCTTAATGTTTTACCTGTTGTTATGATTGAGCCGCCGCAATCACAAATACATTTCCACATCGCCTTGTTTTCTACAGACGACCCCGCCCTTTCAGTAACGATTAATCTACCGAATCTTTGTCCTAATATATTTTTTAAATGCCAAGTTTTTGTTGGCTGCTTTTTCATCATAGCAATGAGCCGTCAATATTGCGCCGCTTAA